AAGATAAGACAGTCCCTGATGACATAAATGTTGCTCTCAATAAATGCACTGGTTATACCCATAGAGCACACGTTTCAACTCCCGGACTTCCAATGGGGCACTTTTTTGATTACTGTGCATCTAGCATAATGCGTCCTGAAGTTAGTGATGTTGTGAAGATTAATCCTACAGACTGGATACAATATCATGTTACTGCATATGATTGTTCTCATATTAGTAAGGCTTACATAGAACAAATGAAAAGGGACTTGCCGGGTGGTGAATTTGGTGCTGCCTTTAAGTCTCAAGTATTAGCTGAGTTTGGAACTACTGATGAGATGGTTGTTGTTCCTTATATTTATGTCAGTAGAGCTATTGAGTCTAAAATTTCATGGATTCAAGAACCTTACAATACGGCTGGTCTTGACCTTTCAGATGGTGGTGCTGAGACTGTGTTAGCTGCAATAAATGAAGTCACCATACTGAAGATACTCTTGACTTTCTTGAAGACCAGTTTACTAAAGAGGGTCTTAAGAATAGAGAGGCTCTTATATTTGCTGATTGTTGTGGTATTGGTAAGCCAATGATTAATGCTCTCAAAAGAAGGGGATGGAGCAATATGAGGTATGTTGATAGTAGACATAAAGCAAGAGAAGGAAGAGTTTACAGTAACTTAGGGACTGAATTATTCTTTAATGTCCGTAAATTACTTGAAAACAAAGAACTAATAATTCAGAAAGACGATTTGCTCATTAGACAACTCTCTACTCGCTATTACAAAATTAATGTCAATAACATTCATGCTCTTCTGACTAAATTAGAACAACGGTCTCGTGGATTCCCTTCTCCTGACAGAGCTGATGCTTTCAATTTAGCTTTCTGGAACTATAAGTCAACATTTTCCTGCAATGAAAAAACACCAGAAGAAGTATTTGGCGAAGAACCAAAAGACCCAAGAAAAGAAAAGATTGTTAGTGATTTTGACTTAAACTCTTGGGCTTATAGTAATAGAGATAAATACCAACCAGAACATATAGATAGTGAAGATTTATATGATATTAAACAACAGCTTGCAGCGTTCAACAAACAAAAATAGTTAATACAAAACTAATATGATAAATGACCCGACAAATATAAAAACTACAACCTATAACCCACAAGAGAACTCTTTCATCAAGAGGCCAGAACTTAAGATTTGTGCTGCTTGTGGTCAGCCACTTCCTAGTGATGTTAAGCCCTTTAATAATCACATGAACAACTACATTGCAGTAACAGATGGTGCTAAAGCTATGACTATTAATAGTCATCTTGATGAACTTACTATTGGTGGTGTTAAAGTTTATAAGGTTGATAGTGAAGCACATAAAAAGGCTACAATTAAACCTGCTGCTCCTGTAACTCCTCCCATTAAATAATTATGAACACCGAAGAGATACAAGAAACTCCTGAAGAGGAATCAAAAGAGCAAGAAGGAAATGTAAAGATTCCAGAAGAGTTTCAATCTAAAGTTACTGCTTGTATTGAGTCAGCAACACTTCCTGAACTTGATTTTATGCTTTCAGAAGCACAAGCTATGAAGCATAAACTAATGTCATCACAAAAGAAAAACAAATTGGCAACTGATGATTTCTCAACTACTGGGATGCCTTCTGATTATTAAATAGTTATGCCTGATACATATACTGAATATATTAATAGCACTAAATACTCTGTGCTAGTTGGGAAGATTAATAATCTTAATGATATTAGTTTTGATTTGACTTCTAAATCTCTTGCTTCTCGTAGGTTGCGTTATGCAGAAATTGATATTGAAGTTGAAAGAAAAGCTGGAAGAATTGCTCCTGATGAACTATATGTTCCTCAGCATGTTATTGATACTAACATTCGTAGAGAGCAATCTTCTTATATTCAGTATATTACTCAGTCACCAAGAGCTGTCATTCTTAAAGATAAGAATGAAGCTTCTTTTGACCTCTCATTGTTAGAAGTTGACCTTACTGAGAAACTAAGATGGGATGGATGGCAACTTCCAGCGTATGCTAACATTGATGGATTTCAGGCTAATGGTTATGGTGTTTGTGAGACTATTTATGATGACACTAAATCAGGAAATATAGCTAGAGAGTATGTGCAGTATGGTGACTTCTGTTTTATTGCTGACACTAGGGATTTACAGAAAGTAGAGATGCTCGGTAGGGCTTATTACTTTACTAGAACTCGTCTTAAGGAACTTTCAGAGAAAGATTCTCCCAATGAGAAGTGGAATACTGAGCAAGTAAAGAAAATCTTAGATGCAGAACCAAATGATGAACAAAGTAACATTTATACTGGCACTACTACAATCAACAGGTCTCTTTATAAGATATTTAAGATAATGTTTCGAGTAAAAGGTATTGTTCAAGTGGCTTGGGTGTGTCCTAAGATTTGTGATGATTGGTTGAGAGCGCCTCGTCCTTTGTATTTGGGTCGTAGAAAAATTAATCAAGATGCTGCTAAAGCTGCTAGATTTGTTGGTAAAGTTCCGGCAAAGATGATTCAAGCAGTTAATCCTGCACTAACAGATAAACATATTGAGCAAGTGAAATCAGGCTTTCCACCTAGTGATGAAGTATATGAGACGATGTATCCATACTTTCTTTATCCTTATCTTATTAGCGAAAATGATACTATTGCTAACTTGAAAGGCAGAGTATTCTTAGACCAAGATACCCAAAATGCTGCCAGTAGTCTTATTAGCTCACTACTTACTAAAACTCGCAGGAGTTCAGGACTATACTTCTCTAAGGATACACCTGACCCTAATGATGACTTTCTTTTACAGAAAAATATAGCGTTTAGGATTGGTTCTCTAATTAATGGTAAGATTAAAGAGTTTCAATTAGCTGCTCCTGATGCTGCTCTCTTTCAGGCTCTTAATACTCTTATTGCTAGTAATCAGCAAGAAACTTCTCAAGTTAATTTTGCTGAGAATAATAGACAAGGTGATAGCAGAAAGACAGCAACTGCAATTAAAGCATCAATGTCTCAACAACAGCAACTTAGTGGAACACAAGTTACTCTTTTTTCTATTGCTACTAAGGCTCAATATACTTATGAGTGTGAACTAATTAAGTCTAGGGTGCTGTCTGGCTTTATTAAAGTTAATCCAACTGTGTTTCCTCTTTACCAGAGAGAATGGACAGTTAAACCTTCTGGTGATGTTGATGTTATTGAAAAACAACAGAAGATTCAACTAATGCAGCAAACATGGCCAGTATATCAAAATACTCCTGCATCACAAGCATTTCTCACTGACCTTACTGAATTAATGTTTCCTGACAATGCTCCTAAATATCTAAAGGCATTTCAAGATGCACAGCAACAGCAGCAATCACAGCAGGGACAAATGATGCAACAAGGCTTACAACTTGCTAAACAACTTGGTGATGAGATTGTAACTCTTTCTAAGAAGCCAGAAATGTTTTCAGAAACAGGAAGAGTTCATGCACTTCCTATTGTTGAGAAGTATGCAACTCAGTATCAACAAATAACACAACAATTAACAGGTGGTCAACAAAAATAAAACTATGAGCAACATAAATCCAGAAAATGTATTAAGCGCAGAACACGCAAGTTGGTTAGGTCATCCAGTAACTCAGCAACTTCTTAAAAATCTAGATAAGCATAAGATGCAATTCGTTAAACAACTAAGTGCAGCTGCTGGTAATTCTCTTGAACCAGAGAATATGTTTAGAGTTCACTCTTATGGAATAAGAACAACAGATGCAATAATTTTAATGGTCAAAGAAACAACTAAGTTCGTAGAACAATCAGCTAAATAATAAAACTATGGATATGCCAATACAAGAAGCAGTTACAGGGACAGGAATTAAACCACAGATGCCAACTGAGCCTACTCCTGAGGCTAAGGCTCTTAAATTTGAAATGCCTGACCCTTCATTAATGGGTGATGTTGATAGTAGGATTACTATTGACAATAAGCCTGTTGAAATAGAGAAGGCTAAAGTTAAAGAGAGTGAAATTCAGCCAAAGGTAACTGAAGAGAAACCAGTGGCTAAGACTGAGGAGAAAAAGACTGAATCTAAATCCTCAGTTCTTAAAGCACCAGTTGAAGAGAAAAAAGTTGAAGTAAATACTACTGAGAGTAAGGTCGGGGAAACTAAACCTATAATCAAACCTATTACTCCTGTTAGAGAGACTAAAGGAGGAGAAGATACTTTTGAGTATGCTAAGTATACTCCCGAGCAACAGAGTGTTCTTAAGCAAATGAGCAATGTTGCTAAGAAAGAGTATGCTAAAGTAATTGATGAAAATAAGCAGTTAGCTTCTCTCAAAGATTCTAACTACCTACAGCACCCAGATGCTTATACTCTTAGTCCTGATTTTCAATCTCTACAGACTAAAACTTACAGAGCACAAGTAGAAGGACAAGCTTGGGAACAAGCACTTCTTGATATTAAAGCAGGGAAAGACTATCAAGAAATTACTGGGTTTAATCAACAAGGTCAGGCTACATTTCAAACACGCAAAGCTACAGATAGGGATGAGATTCGTGTTAATAATAATTTAGCTGCTTGTATTAGTGCTAGTCGTGATTTCAATAATCAATTACAGCAATTTCCTAATCAGTTTAAGCAGCGCATTAGCACTGATTTACAAGCTATTCAGCAAGCTCAGAAAGAACGATTTGCTTGGCATCAAGACCCTAAACTGCTTGACTATTCAGTTAGTGTTGAAGGTAAAGGTGATACTAAATTAAAAGACATTAAATCTGAATTTAAGTCTATGTGGCCTCAATACTTACAGAATAATCCAGCAGTTGATATTGCTGGTGATATGTTTGTGGCAATGATGATTCAGGGTGCTGAACTTAGAGAGGCACTTAATGGAAAACAATTAGCACAGATGCAGAAAGAGGAATCTTCAAGAGTTGAACCTAGTTCAGATAATAGAGAAGTAGAGACTAAGATTGGAGAGAAAGGTATCCCCAAAACATTCTCTCTTGCTGGGCTAGAGAATATAGGTGTTTGATAGGCTAGTGATAACTAGGCATAATACTTTGGCACGATTCTTGCTATAAAGAAGTTGCTTACTAGAAGTCTGTAAGGGCATACAGAGATAGTTGCTTACTAAAGTTTGTTGAAGGGCATCAACTCGGTTGTGAGTTACGTTTAACTCATAGTTAGAGTAAACAAACAATTAACCAATTATTAAAGACTATGCCTAGTTATTGCAATTTGCCGGGTTCGTTTAGTCCAGCAGTAATTCAAGCAAATAATCTATTTGCACAACTTCCCTTCTATCTCGTTCATAATGAGATTAATCAGTATGCCAACTGGAATGAGTTTGACCAAATGTATGGTTCTATTCCTTGGCAGGAAAACATGGGTAACACGATGGAAGCTGTTACTCCTCAGCGTTCACCAGTTGGCCGTTCGTTCTTCTTTCCTAATCCTATAACTTCCGCAAGTAATAAAGACTTGTATCAAGTTACTGAAAGCAATGAACAGGCTATTCTGTATAAACACAAGTATGGTTCGTTTGTGTTTAACTTCATTCCTTCGTTTGCTGCCTTCTGGAATACCTACATTAAGTTCAATAGTGATGATATTGTTAAACAGATTGCTGTTTCCAATAATCAATTTATTGAAACTCAGATGTGGTTCAATGCTACTTATGTTTATCTTTGTGGCACTGGATTGATTGGTGGTGCTCCTACTGCTGCCGGTAATGTTACTCTTAATGCTGCCAATAGCAAAACAGCTAACTGGCTTGTAGCACTTACTACTGGAACTGGTGGTAATAATGGTGCTATTCAAAACTTGCATTTGAGGGATGTTTATCGTGCCATTATGAATCTTCAAGATGATTTGGGCGCACCTTCTTTCAATGGTAGTAAGAATATGCCCAAAGACAATGAAGGATTGAAAGGTAAGTATGCTCTCTTCTGTGGTTCAGAAGATTGGTTTAACTTTACCTTTGACCCTGATGTTCTCAATAAGCTAAATGGTCTTGCTCCCTGTGACCTCAATCTTGTTACTAATGACTTCAAGGGTAATCTCTTTGGAACTATTACTTGCAAAATTAAGAAGTATCCTATTCGCTACAATACTCAAAACATTGTTGATGCTGGTGGTAATGTTCTGTGGGCTGCTGGATTTCCGATTGACCCTGAAATCTTTGATGCTACTGATAATAAGTGGAAACCGAATCCTTATTACACTTCACTCATTAGTGCACCATTCAGTATTGCTTGGCTCTTGGGTGATTCTTTCTGTAAGACTATTAAAGTTGGCCCTCCACCGAAAGAGTTTGCTACAAAGAATATGTCAGGAGAGAAGTTCTATTCTCTTCGTTGGAATGGTGAAGTTCGCTTAACTGACCAACTTCTCATTATTAACAATGGTGTTCCCGAACTCAATGATTTTGGTGAAAACTTGCAGCTTAAAGCACAACTTACACATGGACTAATTATGACTGAACGTCGTTTTGCATTTCCAATGATTATCGCAAGAAGTCGTCCTGCTGTGGCTACTGTGTAATATAATTAACTTAACAATTAAACATTAAACATTAATTAAAATGAATATTCGTAAATACATTGTTCTTGCCCTTTTGGGCAGTTCTATTGCAATCAGCAATGCTACAACTGTTGCGTTGACTGTTAATCCTAACTCATATACTAACTTAATAACTGGTTCTGCCATTGTTAAACAAGTTATTCTTACCTCACAATCAACTAATAGTGCTTTTGCTCTATTGATTGATTCTGCAAATAAGACTAATCTTAGTTATGTGACTCTTCCATATACTAATATCCTTAGTTATGCAACAAATCTTCCTGTCACTTGGGTTGATTTTTATGGCGCAACTAATTGGGTTACTAACATTGCTCTAGTGGATATTAGTAATTCAGTGGCACAAACTACGAATCCTTATCCGATTCGTCTTAGTGTTGCTGCACCTGCTAATAGTAGTGCTACATTTGGACCAATTAACTATTACTTTGGAAGTGGTGTAATGGTTACAAATACAAGCACCAACACAATATCAATTAGTTTAACTTACCAGCAATAAACAATTAAAGAAAGGAGGTGGAGTAGTTGACTTAATATCTTCTACTTCACCTCTCTTTAATAAAATAATATGAATAGAGTATCTACTACAGTTGAGAAAAACATTAGATGTATTCCAGCTACTACTGCACCTTCTCCCATTACAGTTAAAGACTCAGTTGCATTAGATGTTCTACCTACAATAGTTGGTGTCAATAAAGAATATTCTGGAAGATATATTCAGAATGTAGGAGCTAAAGACTGCTATTATGCTTTTAGTGCTGATGCTTCTCCTACTTACTATAATGGCATTTTGGGAGCTAATCCTAACTATCCAACCAATGCTGGTGGTCAGCAATTAGATGTTAGTAATTTTTCAGGGAGAGTTTCAGTGTATGCGATTGGTGGAACTCTTATTGCAGTTACACTTCTTGTTAGGGATGACCTTAATCAAGGTGGCGGAGGAATAATTAATCCTGTTCAACCATAGAGAGATATGAAGAAACTAATCTTTTTACTACTCACTACTTCATCTGTTTACGCTGGTGGAATAGGAAGTGGAGTTACTCTTTCTCCACCTATTTATCAAACTGGTGGGAATGGAGGTTCTACTAATGCAGCGTTTGCTACTAATTCTACTTATGCGGCGACGGCGACGAATGGCGTATCCGGCGTGTTTGTTGTCAGCAATGGCGTCTCATTAAAGATGCCAAGTCTTGATTTCGCTGTGGTATTTGCATCAAATAATTACCCAATTCTTGTTGGTGCGGGTTCTTACAACTTCACCAACAGCATCACAAACTCAATCGTCATAAAAGGACAAGCACCCTTTATCAGCACTCTTATTTGGTGGGGAACAAATGCTTCTGCCGCTGGTTATCCACCAATTCATCTTTGTGACAACGATGTTTTGCAGAGTTTTGATATTGAGTTAGCACCGACCAATACACCAACTGGCCAGTATTTCCTGACCAACAACACAGCAATCATCGGCACAGCAGGATTCGGGACGACACCCACCTTTAACAACATTGACATTGAGAATGTCAGCAGCACGAATGACGCAAGCGATGGGTTTTATTTCACTGTTGAAAACAGCACCAATGGCCTACTTCGTAACATAAATTTTTCGGGAATGTGGGATAATTTTATCAACTTCTCCGGCACGATGAAGAACTGGATTGTGGATGGCTTTAGTTTCAATGCTCTTAATGGAAATCAAAACCTCGGTCACAATCTTTATATTTTTGGTTCTGGTTCAAGCATCATTTTCCGAAATGGTTATATGTATGTTTCAGCTACGAATGGTTACAACCTGCAAACTGCCAATGGATGCGGTGCGATTACATTTCAGAATTGTATATTCACAAACTCGCCGTTGAGTGGAACAACCCCTACCAACATATTTTTCAACACGGCAAGCACTTCCGGCGGTGCGCTTACATTGTTTAATTGCCTAATACCTCCATCTGGAATCGTGTTAAGAACTGCGGCAAATCCTCCTATATTCTCTATGTCAACATTTCCTGTGACAAACTTACTATCCGCTGGATTTTTAAGGACAGATGGGACGAATACGTTTTCTAGTTTAGATGGCACAACTCTGACAAACCTGAACACAAATAACTTCACCATCACGGCTAATCCAACCAACTCAATCGTCGTGGCCACGACTTACACAAATGCAAATGTGAGAAGCTGGCTTGTCGGGTCTGCGTATCTTGCTTCGGGTGTTTCGGGCAATGCGAACATTACTTGCAATTATACAAATAATGGAATCGGTTACACCTCGCAAATGCAGATTGGCCTTGGCGTTTCAATGGCTGATTACATCCCATTCTGCATCCCTATCGATCCTCTTGGGACATACCGCTTTGTAGCCACGGCTGGAACTGGTGCGACCGCATATATCACCAACACAGTTCAAGTCCAATATCCGCCATGAGAATTTTACTAATAATCCTTTTATCAGCCATGGTAGTTAAAGCACAGCCAACCAATTTTCAGGACTATGCAAACAATTTTGCGTGGCTTTTTACGAATACTGCTGCATCCAACGGGCAGATTGAGACTTGGAATGCCGCGCTTGGCTGGTGGATGCCGTCTAATGCACCGGCTGGTGGTGCTGGTTCTGGGAACGCCTCAACGAACATCTCTCAATTCTGGCCATCACCGCAGTATTTGACCAATGCTGGCAACACCATTTCCGGCAATGGCGCGAGGTTGACGAATTTGAATGGTTCCGGACTATCGGTGCTTCTCGCAACAAATGTTCCGGCAGGCATAGGCATCACTAACCCAATTATTTTTGGTGCTAATACAAATTCCCTTGTCACGAGCGGCGCGGGCGCAACCAACGTCACCTTCGGGGCGGCGGGGCAGAACGGTTACACGAACGGAATTTTGACTGCGGCAGGACAGGAGTTCAACGTGACTCACAGCGGGACAAACAGCTTTGATGTTCTTGTTAATGCGACGAACAGCGGGACATTGAACGTGGCGGGCGCAACAACGGTAGGTGGGTCGTTCACAGCCACAAGCGGAACGTTGACGACTCCTGGCTCTGACACCTTCATTGCTGGAACATTTAACATGAATGGACACGCCATTCAAAACATTGCGTCTCTTTCAGGCAACAGCGCGAACATCCCATTTCTAAACGCGGCTGATTTGAGGTCGGGAGCAAATATAAGTTCTCTGGTTGTCACCAATGGAACCTCAACTTATTCGATATCAACTACACTCGTTTCAAGCTCAACGAAAATTTCTAATTCGTCTGGCGTTGACATGAAGGTTTATCTGACTGCGGCAACGGGATTGAGTTACACGAACAGCGCGGGAACTTTGGTGTTCAGTGGTCAAACGGTAGCCGCGCTCACGCCGTTTGTTTTACAACCGAAGGAACAGCTTGTTGGAACGGCCATAACTTGTGTGGGAACGAATGGCTTCTGACCACGCGAACCGGATGAAATTTATGAGCACACAAGACCAAAGCGAAGTGATGTATCGCCTTGACCGCAATGAAAGGGATATAGGCGCATTAACGGAACTTGTAACCAAAACATCTGAAACGGTTCATATCTTTGCAGAAGGTATGAAGCACTTTAAGGAAACTTTTCAGTTGCATGAGGAAAAATGTAAAGATGAAACTGTGAAATTAAATACTCTTTGGGATAATCGGAATGAAGTAAAAGGTGGTTGGACAGTTGTTTCGACAGTGTGCGCAACAGTGTTTGGAAGTGGTGGAATTTATGCTATTGTTGAGTTGGTGAACCATTTAATGAAATGAGTGAAGAAGCAACAGAGTTTTTGAAGCAAAAATCACCAATATTATATGCTGTGTTGCAGATAGTGTTGAAGCGTCTTGAGCTTATCGCCACAGTCTCTATAATGGGTCTAGCGACTACTGTTTATGAACACAAACAAAACCACACTCAAATTTGGCAAGAAACAGGTCCACACTTCCAAGACCTTGTAAAGCAAGTTCAGGCTTTACAAATAGAAGTTAATCAACTTGAACAAAAGAAAGAATCAATTAAATGAATCAAGACCAAATAGACTCGCTTGTGCGGTCAGTAGTAAAAATTGCAGGAGGAATACTAACGGCACACGGGCTAACAGCAAGTGCAACAATAGTAAATTCACAAAATGTAATTGAACTAATTACAGGTATAGTTATGGCTGTGATAGGTTTCTATGCTTCTCATACAACTCATAGTACTGATAGTGTGCCTGTGACTGCTCCTGTCACCACAGTCAAGCCAGTCACCAGCACTTCAATCATTCCTTCAATGCCCGCTATATGAAATTAACATTTCTCACCATTCCCGCCCTTGCAATTTCACTATTTATTGAGGGGTGTGCTACTACTTCAACTACCATCAAAACAGAAGGTGTCACAGTTACTACTGTTGATACTGGAATGAAAACTTGGGCATCATATGTTCAAGCACACCTTACTGATGGTAAAGTCACACAAAAGGAGATTAATAATGTTGAAACTGCATACACAGCTTATTACAATGCTCAACTCGTTACCGAAGCATATCTTGAATCATCTGTTTCTACTGGTTCTACTAATGATATTACTACTGTGGAAGCTAGTGTAACAAATGCTGAAACTTCTCTCTTAGCACTTATCAATCAATATCTCAACCAATAACCAATTATGTCACCAACACTTATTACACTATTAGTTACCGCTGGATTGCAGTATGGGCCAGAGTTTGTAATGTCTATTATTGCCATTATTGAAAATCCAAATGCTACTGTAGCTGATGTAAAAGCTGCATTTGTTAATCTTAAGCCTTATAGTGCTTATAATATTCCTAATATTCCAACAGCACCTATAGCTACTACTTCAGTAGTGTTACCAACAATTTCCTAATATCATGCCAGCACCACAAGTTCCACCACCTGCTTCTGACTCTGGAGCATTGACGTATCCTCGTCAGTTGCAGAGGTGGCTTGATGTTTGGCCTGTGACTAAGTTAGACAGAACTGAAAGTTATATTACTATTCCTTCTTTCTCTATTGCTAACACTTGGAATGGATATTCTACTATTATTGCTACTTACAATTTTGAGGGGAAGAATAATTTCTCGCTTAAATATATTGTTGGAGAAGTTAGTAATCCTAATTACATCTTATGTGTAATGTGGATTGATACTAATAGTGTTACTCATCGTTATATGTTTTGGAAGGGTATCGGAGAAGTGATGCCTCAAGAATTGCCACTTTATACTGGTCAATTAGTCAAAAAGAACTTTCGGTTAGAAGTTTGGAATATTAATAGCACCACTGCTGTTCAAACTACTGCTATCAATGTCTACACAAGTGTTTTAGGTGGACTTGATTATCGTTATGGGAATGACTTTACACTTGTTAATAATGATGGACAACAGACTAGTTTTGCTGATGGTATTCAACCTTCACAAGGAATGCCACCTATGACGGGATTAGTTCAATGGCTAAGGGCTGACCAAGGAGTTGTGACTGGTGTTAGTGGCACATGGCAAGGAGCTTTTGGTGTTGGATTTTGTGTATTAAATTGCACTGGAACAGTTACACAATCTTCAACTGCTGGTGTTCTGAATGGTCAACAATATATTGACCTTTCCACTGGTTCATTTACTGGTAGTATGTTAGTTAGTGTGATGAATTTTAGTAATGGTGGATTTGTAGTTATTGTGTTAGCTAGAAGTGCTGCTGGGTCTGGAACTAATGCTATTTTCCAAGTGCTCAATACTGCTACTCCTCAATCTACATTAAACTATAATAGTACTTCTAGTAAGTTAAATAGTAATAGTATTGATATGTCAGTAACACTTCCAGTTGGACAGTGGGTTGCTGTTAATATAGATAAAACATTTGTATATCAATCTAGTGTAGTTCCTTACTTATTTGAAGGCAACATAACTCCTTCTGGAACAGGAAGTCTTAATTGCACAGTTCTTACTCTTCCATCAACAGCAACTTATATTGCTGAAATGCTATTTTATAATAATACTGCTGCTCCAAACACAAGTCAATTACTTAACCTCTATTTATCACAACGCTATAGTAGTGCTTCAATGTGGGCATTACCATTAATCTTTCCAGCAGGAAGCACACCACAACCCAACACTTAATTTATTATGAGTCAACCTAGCAACATAGACATTATTAGCGGACTAGACCCAACAGCCTTTCCATCCATCACTGGCGCACAACTCGAAACAATGGTAGGTGGAGCAACACCTTATAGTGATAAAGGTATAGTAATGGTTACTACTGACATTGGTGGAGTAGCACAAGTGCCAACTGCTAATGTAACAACAAAGTGGCAAACCTATTTGTGGTTACAAATCAGCCCATCAACTACAAGTGTAACTCTGTTTGCTTGGAATCCTAATCAAACTAATGCTAATCCCAATTTTCTAAATTGGCAACCAGTTATTCAGGCATCTATCCCTGCTGGTTCTATTCAGGGTTATCAATTAGCACCCTCTACTATTACTTATGATAAAATACTTAACATCCAACTTTCGCAAGTTGTTGGATATACTTCATTACTTACTACCGTTCTAAACCCCACCGCTGGTGATATTAGTGGTTCTTACGCACTAGGATTCACTATTGGCAACGGCAAATGCACACTTGCTAAACTTGATACTACTGGAACTTCTGGCTTCATCTTAAAAGCTAATGGTGCTGGCGTAGCTCCTAGTTGGCTAAATAGTCAGATAGTTAGTGGTCTTACTAATCCTGATGCTGGTGGAGCTAATGATGGACAACTTGTTGCTGTTAATAGTGGTGCAGTAGGGACGTATAAATATATTAATCCAACTTCTACTGTTGGTATTGCTTTCACATCAACTAACATTGCCCTTTCTGCTGGAACAATCAGCACACAGGCTCATGGATTGAGCGCAAAACCCGGATTTGTGAGAGGTGTATTAGTATGTGTAACTGCTGAATTGGGGTATAATATTGGTGATGAAATTAATCTTGATGGAGTGCAGCAAAACACTACTAATGGTTTTATTGGTTCACTCTCAGCTAATGCAACTAATGTTGTATATCAATTCATAAATGCGTTTGGTGGAACTGGTTCAGGAGTTAATATATGTCGTATTAGTGCAACTGCTGGAACTTCTACACCCATCACACTTGCTAACTGGAAAGTTAAGATTTACGCTCGACTGTAATGGAAATTAATCAAAAATCTTTTCGTGGTGGGATGAATTTGCTAGTGGATGACACACGTCCGACAGCAGATGTAGAAGGAGACACTTCACAAAGCAGATATGAGATTAACATTAATCAATATCGAATAGGTTTCAATGCTCGTTGCAGATATGATGTTCTTGACCCTGTTCTCTCTTCTTTAGAGGATACTAGCTTACCAGAAGGAATAAAGCAAGGAATACTGACATTTGGTGACTATGTTATTTGTTTTGTTGGTGGGTATGCTTTCTTCCGACCAATTACCTCTACTGGATGGACACAGATAGTTGGATTTGCAATGGACTTAAATGTTCCTCGTTATTGGTTTATTCCTATTCCAGTTGCTGAGACTAATTATGGCCGTTTAGGAGTTGCTGCTACTGAAGTTGGAAGCACTACAGTTACAGGGGTTTCTAATTCAAGAGCAGGAATTAATGCTGTTAATGTTTCATCTGCATTTCAAGGTAACTTACCTGGACTTTTAGTGCAAGATGGTATTAATCAACCACAGTTTATTTTCTTAGACAGTAATAACAACAACTTCCCTTCTTGCAGAGTTACACAAATGTTCAGTGAGTGGACACTTACTATTGACCCTATTACACTCATAGTTAGTGTTGACAACAGAGAATATGTTCCAATAGGAACACAGATGGACATTTATAATGGTATTCTATTTATCTTAGCACCAGATGGCACTAATATCTATCGTAGTGTAAGTGGGCGGCCTTTGGATTTTGTAGTGAATGTTAAGCCAGACGGAACTGCTGGTGGGGATGCTACAACTACTTCTTATAGCATTGGTACTGGGAATATATCGTGCTTAAAGACACTATCCAGTGGCTTATTTGTTAGTGCTGGTAATGCTTGCTTTTCAGTAACACTTAACACTAATCCTACTGCACCAACACTATTTGGTGAGTATACATTCATTCGAACCTTTCTTTTTACTGCTGCTTGCTTAAGTGACAGAGCAATTATTGATATTAATGGTGATACAGCATTTGTAGATGTTAATGGTTTGCGTTCCTTCAATTCAATCCTTCAAACACAGAATGAAGGTCGTAATAGTGTTTTTAGTAAGACAGTAGCTTCTCTTTTTGTCAATGTTGGAAGCAATGGAAATAACATTAATGTTGTCCAAAATCCACTGAATATTGCAGCAGTTACATTTGACAATTATGCTTTGTTTGCTGTTAATACTTCTTATGGACAAATCATAGTTGTTTATGACACTATTAGTGAAGTTTATGTTTCTCTTGACAGGAGTCAATTCCCAACCAATACTGGAATCAAACAGTTTGCTTTAGTTGCCACTGAAGTTACTGCTCTTTTTGCAATTACATTTGATGACCGTCTTATTCAACTTTATTGTGGTGGATTAAGTGGCACACTTACAGATACTGCTATAGTTAGATTTATGAGTGTATGCTCTCAAAATCCTAAGGCACAAATCAAACAAAAAGATTTTCGCTGTGTATTGTCACAATTTAATAAGGATTCAACTGCAACACTTTCAACATTTGTTGACAATAGATTAGTTGCTACAGATAATCCACAATCTAAATCTATCAAGTATGTAACACCAAGTCCAGTTTATAATCAGCAACCCTATTTCCAAGATGCAAACTCACAAGTTCAAAATCTCTATTTCTCAACTCCTAATTGTGGAGAAGGATGGAAGGTATGGAATGTATTAACATGGACAGGCGGGGGACATATAACTAATATTCTAACTACAACAGTAGATATAACTCCAACTAATCCACTTAGTTCACAAGCTAACGTAACTTAAAATAATTTTATGGCACTCGATTACATATTAACTCAGCTTGGATACAAGATGGGCAAAAATCCATCACTTGATGGTGAACGTAAAGTTCTACTAAGGCTTATTCAAGAAGCAGCTAGAGAACTTTATGCAACTTCTGATATGGCTGGTTGTTATGAAGAACAGTATTTTAAGGTTTTTAGTAATCAAACTATTGCTTTTCCTGACTACATGGGTCAAATAAGAGCAATGCGTGAAGCTGATACTCAGATTGCTATTAAATTATCACAAATGCGCCCTAGATTTAATCAGTTTAACTGGGCTGATGAGTGGAGAAATTGGAGACAGCTTGGACTTCAGTCATTACAAGTTACTCTAAAAAATCAATCTGTGCTTACACTGAGTGTAAAGGCTGTAGAGAATCCTCCTGTTACTGTTAACATTAGTGGTTCTTCAGATGGGTCTGCCAATCAGACTGAGAAAATAGTGATGGATGCTATTAGCAAGAATACTGTTAATCAGTATAATGATGTTACTTCATTCGCAAAAACAGCAGTTAGTTACTATAATGTAATTCTTTCTGATATTGATAACAATCAAATTTCTTATATTGCCAACAATAAACTGAAGGCATCCTTCCAGATTCTTGATATTTCAACCGCCCCTTGGGTTTCAACACTTGCGAGTCCCCTACTTGGATGGGTTGAGGTTCTTTATAAGAAAGCACTTCCTTGGTTTGCTAATGATAGTGATGAATTTCCAGCAGTTGGGTATGATGATGTTATTGTTAATGGTGCAATGCAACTTTGGAATGAAGAGCAAAATAATGCACAAGGAGCAATAGCTTACTACCAGAAAAAAATTCAATCACTTGCTGCTATACATGAGGATGCTAATAGAGGAACAGATGATGCTATTTCATTGATGGCTAATCCCCATGATGATATCAACCCTAGAGTTGGCTTTGGAAGAGACTATCGTTGGGCATATAGAATACAAGGACGCTAATGAACACTCCCACTGTTGGACAACTTATTGATTTTGTCATGCTTAATCGCAAAGACAAGTGCTTCCATGATTACTCAAAAGAAGAAGTGGCCGGAATGATTATTCAAGCACTCTCTAATAATCTACTCTATTATGCCACTGATTCACTTGGAAATATCTCTGGCATGATTCTTGCTAAACAAGAAGATGAAAAGACATTGTGGATAGAAGAGAACTTAGCAATTACATTAAGCAACCTAAAAGCATTTGCAATAAAGGCAAAAGAACAGTTTCCTAATTATTCATTTGAAGGATTCAAGTGTCGTAAATCTCGTAAGTATAACAAACTCTTTAACAAACTAACTACTTAAATATTATGTCTGGCTCATCTGGTGGTGGTCAACAAGCATCTGCTCCACAGGCAACTCCTCAGCAGTTAGCAGATGCTTATATTAGTAATCTTCCAAGCATACTAAACGTAACTAATGCTCAAGCTAATCCAACAGCACAAGCACTTGCTAGTGCAGCTACTGGTGTTAATCCACTTTATACTCAAAGTGGGCTTAATCAGCTTAATCAGTTTGCTGGTGGGTATCAAGGTGCTGGCAATAACTTAGCAACTAATCAATCTAATTTTACAGCAGACCTTCTTGGAGGTGCTGGTGCTAGAGCTGCTATTGGTGCTAATAATCTTTCTAACACTCTTAACCCAGCCCAGCGAGCTAGCAATACTCAAGCTGCTAATCTTGTTAATTCTATTAATTTGAATGGCTTAAGTGGTGGAGAACAAGCTGCTGCTGAGCGTTCTCTTAATCAGTCTAATTATGCAACTGGCAACTTGGGATTAGACAATGCTACTAATGCTGTAAGCAATGCAATGAACTTCGGCAATGCTCTTCAGGCTAAAAGAGCAGCACTTGGTTCTGCTTTAGGTGCAGCACAAGGAGTTGCCTCAAACCAAAATCAATTTGTCAATCCAGTTGGAACTGCACTTGGGAGTGGAAATGTTTCTAGTAACTTTGGCTTAGGAACATTCAACCCAACTCAAGGTGCTAATGCTGGAAATGCTGCACTTAACTTTGGGTCTGGTGTATTTGGTGGTCAGGCTAGTAATGCAAGTGCACAGCGTAGTTTCGGTGGCAGTAGTAATACAAGTGGTGCTCTTTGTTGCTTTATATTCTTAGAATCCTATAATGGAACTCTCCCTGAATCAGTTCGTCGTTGTAGAGATTACTACTACTTGACACAACCAGAAGTTGCAAGAGGTTATAAGAGTATGGCTAAATGGTTAGTTCCATTAATGAAGAAGTATAGCATAGTCCGCTCACTTGTAAATTTAGTGATGGTTAAGCCTATTACAGCTTATGGCGAGTGGCTTGTGGGGAACTCTGAAATCAAAGGTGGTGAAATGAGTAAGAAATTTTGGTTCTTTATCTGGAAACAACTTGGGAGATAATTATGATTGATAATTCACAATTTCCTTATGGTTTTACTGATGAGCATTTTCACCCTCCTGATGAAAATGGAAATCGATTTTTCAATGATGCTGGTAAACTACATGCCCAAAATAACTTACCAACACAGCCAACTATAGGTCAACAAATAGCGTCAACAAATTTTGCACCAATGCAGTCAATCCAAGGTTCACCAATGCTTTCACCAATCTTGCAACAAGGAATGACTACACAACAGAATGGACAACCTATATCAGCACAACAAGCTGGAACTATTGCTGATGCAGTTGGGATGACTGGTGTTGGTGGATTACTTGGTGGAACTGCAACAACTGGACTCGGTGGGTTAATTGGTGCTCTAATTTAACAACTAAATACTATTATGGCAGATGATATTTTTTCGGCAATAGCTAATGCAGTAACTCCTTATAAAGTTACTGCGGCTGGTGTTAATTCACAAGGTCAGTTTATTGATGCCAATGGACAGCCAATTAGTGAATATCAACAACCAAATTGGTTTGAACGTGCCCTTAGTCCACAAGCACAACAGATAGCTTCTCTCAATGCTCAAGGTCAAGCCTATCCTATGGCTAGGCAACAAGAACAAAATGTTAATCGTAACTTGATGATGCAGAATATAGCATCATTACCAACAAATGATAATCCTTATCTTGGTGCATTTGGCAGACCTCAATCTCCTACTGCAACTAATGACCCTCTTGCTTCTGATGAACAGTCAATGTATAGTGGGCTTATATCTTCACCAACCCCTAACTATCCTGATTTTAATAGTGGTGCTCCAACTAAAGTAGGAGTTTCTAACAATGCTCTTCGTGAAAAAGAAAATCAAGCATGGGTTACAGAAGCACTTAATCCACAATTATCACCATCTAACTTGCAAGTTCAACAGGGTTCTCAAGGTGCTCTTAATACTGGCCTAGTTGGACAAACTGGTGCTAATAATGCTGTTGCTGAAAATGCAACTTCTGGTTATAATAGACAAGTTGCTTCTGCTCTTCAATCAACAGGAGCGAGTGCTGGTGCTGCTACTATTGCTGAGGCTAATAATCGTCTTGCCAAAGACTTAAGAGTTGACCCTCTTGAACTGCAGCATCAAAGACAGGTTCTTTCTGCACAAGTTGGCCAAGATGCTGCTGAAGCTCAAATTAATGCTAATTTCAACAAGGTTAAGTTAGCACAATCTCAAGCTAGTGTTAATACTATACCACAAACTACTCAAGCCCAAATTGACCAAGACCACATCAATGCTGGACTTATTGCTCAACAAAGACATGACCTTGGTTTGACCACTGGAACAATGGGCAACAATAGTTTGTGGGAAAATATTGCCTCACAAACTCATCCTGATTCATTAGTTAGTGAACCATACTTAATGACTCGTAATCCAGATGGTTCTGTTAATGCTTCTGGTGGAGTTCTTAATCCAAGATTTAGACCTGCTGCTGCTGCAACGATGGCTGCTATTAAAAATGGTGTTTATAGTGGTGTAGGAAATGGTGCTGTTCAAACACCCAAAGGAGTATTTACGCCTGCCATTGACCCTAATGCTAATATACTGCATCCTACTATTGGTGCTGGAGGACAGCCTCAACAGTCAACTAATAGTATATCACCCACTAATCAAAGCGATGGTAATATTCTTGGAGTATCAACTAATAGTCCCATCTTTAATCCACAACCACCTCCTCATGTTCAACTCCAACAAAATAATCAAACAGCATCCCATCTTACCGATGCTGAAAATGTTATGAAAACTCTTGGGCTATTAAGTGATGATGAATTAGTCAAAGGAAAAGGCCGTGCTGCGCGTAGAATCACTGACCAGCAAGAAGAATCTCTTATTAAGTCTCGTATTCCTCTCTTGCTTAAACAGTATAATAATCCTAATATGCGGCCTGCTGAACGTCAATTAATAGGACAAATTGCTGGTCAATTTGGACAATAATTATATGGCTGATATATCTACCATTCCACCAGAAGATTTACAATATCTTCGTTCACAAGGTCTTACAGATGCTCAAATAGCAGCAGGGTCTTATACTCCTAACCCTGCCGCTGAGCACTCCCTTCTAGGAACAGCTGCACTAACAGCCTTAGCTCACGCTGGTGGTTATGCTGGTGGTGGGACTGGTATGCTTGGTGGTATTTATGCTGGTGGTTTGCTAGGATTACCAGAAGGTGGAATAGGTGCAATCCCCGGGGCTATTATTGGTGGTCTTATTGGTGGGTATGGTGGTCAGGCTGTGCAGAATAAACTAACACCCCAACTAGAACAAGAAGCAGCAGAAGCAGCACAAGAGAATCCAAAGACTGCACTTGCTACTGATATTGCTGGCTCAGCACTTACTTCTGGCTTTAAGCCTTCTTTAGATGCTCTTACTGCTGGTAAAGGTCTTATTGATAAGTTAGCTGGTAATGACATGACACCAGAAGCAATTCAAGCTCTTAAAGGAACTTTATTAAACAGCACTCTTAATCCTGCCATTAACTCTGGCATTAGTTATGCTACGACTGGACAACTTCCGACTTCCACTGACCTAGCTTCTCAAGCCATTGGGGGTGCTGTTTTCTCTCGTCAGATGGGGTGGGCACATAATTTGATTGGTGCTAAAGCTCCTATTGTGCCTGATGAACCACTTGGTGAACCTAATAATCAGACAAAACAAATAGACAATCCAGATGCTCCTTTACAACTTCCTGACAAGAGAAGATTCTTTGGTGATGAGTCTGGCATTATTGATATTGATGGTCAGGTTGTTGATAACTCTGAGCCTAGTCCAGAGGTAACTAGCTCGCCCAAATTATTGCCATTTAAGGCATCACCCTCAGAGAGTGGCGGTAACTTACAGGTATCTTCACAAATACTACAACAAGTTATTGACAAAGGTGCAACTCGCCCTGTTTCTGTGCAAAGAATATTCCCCAAGTTAAATCTCTCTCTTAATGATTCTGCTGAGATACTAAGACAAGCCAATGAAATGCAATCACAGCAAAGTGGGCAGAGTGTTATCCCTGCTGCTAAGACTTCTGATATATTGCCTCCAAATACTATAACAGATGAATTGGCAGCTACTCCCCTCCCTTCGGTCGGGAATGAAGTGCCACCAGTTGTTAAGCCTAATCCACCCATGACTGACCCCTTGAGCGGTGAGCAGAAAGTGGTTAATAGTCCCCTCTCCGACTACAATCGCTATCAGGAACTGACACAACAGCTAAAAGGTTCTAATCTTGATGATGCTAATGCTATCTCCAAAGAGATTGAAAGTATAAAAGCTAGACACAATGGTATGCCACCAGAACGTCCTGACTTAGAAGGTGCTGTTGACTTGGCTCAAAAGATACATGAAGGAACCCAAGACCCGTCTAAAAGAGTAACTCTTGGCCAAGCCCTTGAATTTACAGGCAATCAAGATAGTGAACTAGCAGAAGTGGCTAAAGATATGGTTCAAGCTGGGAAGAATAATCCCGGACTTGCTGCACCAATAGTTCATGACCCTTCACTCAATACTAGAGAAGTTGGCGGAACTTATGACCCTAATGATACTACTATCAAATTGCCCACTTCTGGATTAACTGATACTCACGCTATCATACATGAAGGTATTCATGCTCTTGAGCATTCAGTATTACCATCTCCGACAAAGGCAATGAGAGGTAAAGAATACTTAGACTTTCTTAACAAATTTATTGCTGACCCTAAATCTAATCCTCATGCTGTTGAAATGACTAAGGCTTATCTTGAATCAGCAAAGCAAAGAGGAATCTTTGATTTACTGTTCAGTGAGCATGGAGGTAGTGCTGGTGAAGGAATGGAGAATGGCAAAAAGACTCAAGAGATAGCTGAATATGGCTACTCAAATGTTCATGAGTTTAGTGCTGATAAATTTAGACCAGAGTTTAAGAAGATATTACAAGGACAGAAGTGGGGGGAAGGTCAAACAGTATGGTCAAGAATAATGGACTCATTGAAGAGGTTCTTAGGCATTAAGTCACAATCAATGTTTGATAGAATCATTGAGACTTCTAAGAAATTGCAAGGAAGTAATGTTAAAAGTAAATCTAACTTTGACCCTGAAAGAGAGTTCTATACAAAGAAGCAAACTGGCAAGAGTGACGAAGTCCCCACTGAAACCAAAGTCCCTTTTGGCCGTCTAGGAAGAACCTTCCAAAATGCTCTTGACAGAGCTAGAGTTATAGCACCCAAAGTAGCAGATGCTTTTCATCGCCAACTTAACGAAAGACAGCAAATTGATGGTGATGTTTATGGCAAAGTGAAGAATGTGATGGAACGCACTGGGTTCACTACTGCTGATGGTAATAGGTTAATGGATGCAATGAGACAGGAAGAATTGACACACAAAGAAGTCCCAATGTCATTCTTCAAAAATCAAGCCCAAAAACAGGTGTGGAATGAGTATAAGAAAGCGTATAAAGAACAAGGTGAAGCTCGTATCAAGGATGCCCAACCTGTAATTGATGCTCACACAGGCTTGCCTCGTATGTTACGTCTCAACCCTACTGCACATCCATTAATGCTTAATCCGAAGGTTGGTGAAATATTAAAGCAGAATACTAATATAGAAGCCATTAAGAAGTTACATGATGATTTCATTCAAGACCAGATGACTAGAAAACCAGATGGTAAGAACTTTATCACAAAGGAAGAAGCTGAGCAAAACTACTTAACACACGTCAGAGCTATTCAAGGTCGCATGTCACAAGGAGATACTGGCAACTTGAATCACTTCAAAGCCAACAGACAAGCTGAGGGAATACCTTTGCCAAAAAGTTGGACTCGTTCTGACTTTGAGGATAACCTAAAAGCCTTCTCTGCTCGTAATGCTGCTGACCGTTCTTTCTATAGAAACATAGAAAAAAATCCAGAAGTAATGGCTCAGCTAGGAGAAACAAAGGATGCTTGGAATCAAAAAATCCCTCGCACCAATGACCCTCTAGTTGCCAAAACAGACCCAGTTCATGCCTTACTAGAAGGTAGTCACGGACAAGTGGGCGGAACTGATTTCCATAATGAGAAAGCTTTGTCAGCACTTACTACTGCTACTACTATTGCTAGCCCTGCACTTTCTGGTGTTCACATTCCTATTGCCAACTTGGTTGCAGGAGTTGGACTTAGCCCTAATCCTATTACTACTGCTAGGGCTATTGGTAATGCTATTACTGGGGTTGCTTCTGGATTAAAGATAGCAAGAGAAAATGGTATTAGAATTGGTGCTGGTAATGCTGCTAGAACTTGGGACAGTAATGCTTCAACTGCTGAGAGGATGCAGGGGCTAGCTGCTATTGTCCGTAAAGTATCAACATTCAATGACCTAGTAACAAAAGGAACTGTTGGTTTTACACAGACCTTCATGCGCACTATCTTGGATGCTAAACTTGAAAGAGCTAATTATCAAGGTGATAGAACAGCACAAAGTTGGCTAAAGAAGTTAGACCCTGACTACAAGATTGGCAAAGATTATACTGATAAGGAGTTAGGACAACTAGCCACTAGAGCAGTTGGGTATATTCATGGCACTTCTGACGCCCGCACTATGCCACCTTGGATGCTGCATGATAGTGAAGTTAGTGGATTCTTCTCTTTAGCACACTGGTCAGTTGGTCAAACTGATAGATTCATGAAAGACATTTACACTCCTGCTCTTCGTGGTGATATTACTCCATTACTCACATCACTATTTGGTGCTGCTGTTGGTGGTTACTTGATTAAAGAGTTAAGGGAAGACATTAGTGGCAAGAAGTCAGCCATTCCCTCATTGAGTGAAATAGCAGCTAGTGATAGAGGCTTGAAAGGTAATGCCGGCCCACTTGCTTATAATATGATTGCAGCTATGCAATATAGTGGATTTGGTGGGATGTTCTCACAGATAGCTAAGTATCCATTTGATGCCATCTATAAGAACTTACCACAAGGAGCAACCTTTCCTCTTGATGAAACAGTTACAGACTTAGGCTCTACTCTATTCAAAGTCCAGAGTGCTATTGCTAATGACCCAAATATTAACTGGGTTGACCTTACTAAGCAAGTTAGTATGCACTTAGTAACACAAAACTTTCGCTTAGGGAGAGAGGCTTATAATCAGGCTATCAATAATGGAATGATTACTGGCACTTTAGCTGAGAAGAAACAGTTAGCTGATAAGTTGGGGCAACTTAGAAGATTTGAACAAGTTGAAGGATTACCTTACAATGACCAAGCTGAATCAGCAAGTAACCCTTACATGAATATAGAACAGAAGAACTTCAAAATGGAACAAGACTTACCTACTGCGATGAAGGAACTTCCTTCTCTTGTTTCTAACATTATTGAAACCTATAAAAGTAATCCAGATGTGATGATGAGCAAGTTGAAAGCACTTAAAGAAAATCAATATTCTACATTCCCCTCACTTGATACTGCTCCTCTTTCTTTCTACAAGTATCTAGGCTACTTGCAAAGAGAGGAAGGTTCAGAGGCTGCACAGAAGGAGTTAATGTCTTATATGCAGCACAAGGTTGTTAATGAGGTTAAGTCTTCGGTAGTTCCATAATTTTCATCAGCAATGAAACCATACTCTCTGCTTGCTCTTTGAGAGGCATTTTATCTATCGTTAGATTGACAGTTGTTCCGTGAACATTGTCGCCAAATTTATCTTTATATAGTTGTCTAAACTCTTCAAATGTAAATGTAAAAGTAGTTTTTATAAGGTTGTTAATGAGGTGAAAGGTTCTGTTGTCCCTTAACTATTATGAATAATTGGTGTTAAAGCAATTGCTGCTTAAATAAGCATCCAATATATAGTTGTTGTTTCAGTCTCTTCATTTGTTTCACTCTTTGTGCGAATCTGTTCCATAGTTACAAGCAAATCTAGAGTATCATCCACTTCCTTACGAGTCTTATAACTTCCATGACAATCACATAGGAGAGCAACGTAGTCTTTCTTACCACTCTTTAATGTTTCTAAGACTTTAGCCATCAGCTTGGTTGTCTCATTGGTGTGAATCACTATAGCCTTATCCATAGAGAGTTCCTCTTTATCGAGAATAGCCAAGGCTCTAACAACAGCCCTCAATGGCAAAGTCATCTCTATTGATTCTCCAAAATGTATAGCCATTGCTACTTTAAGAAGATGTATATTCTTGCGAGCATAATAAGGAATTAGCTTTAGAGATTTATTAGGTCTAAGAGACTTATCTGTTTCAACTCTATCCCACCATTCATTAATGAACTCTCTAACACCTTCACCAAGAGTTATTGAACCATAGAGTCCGCTTAATTTCTTTATATGTTTAAGCAGGTCTGTCTTGTATGCTAATTGCTCTTGTGTAAGAATTGGGATAAACGCCTGATTCTTTCTATTTTTGGCAGCATAGATAAAGAATGTGCGAGAAGTAAAGCCCTCATCCAAAAGAGAATCATCGAAGGTTGATTGAATGAATCCCGGTGTTGTTCCAGCCAAGAGGTTAATACATCCTCTTCTGACACGGTCACGACCGGAATTTTTAGTTCTATACTCAAAGTCGAGGGGACAATCATACAGTCCGAGAAGATAATTAACTGTGTCATTTGTTCTCTTCCTAAGTAGGCTTGATAATTCTGGTAACAGAAAACATAACGAACAGTGTCCGTAGTGTCCCAAGGCTTTAGTTCCGTCATCTTTATGTTTAACATAGTTTATGTGTGTAATTGATTCACTAACAGCTTCTACAAGTGCTTCAAAAGTAGTGGCATCAGCAGCTACTGGAAACAGAAGTGGTTGTCTAATCTCTCCACCATGCTTGCCAACCTTACCTTGATATTCATCTTGTGTTGCTTTTTCATTTGCTGACTCCTGCACAATTTGTGCTTGTTGAGAGAGTTCAGTTAAGGCAGCCAAGTCAGGCATGAAGTCATCTTTGTTCTTGTCTTTACGTTGCCAATGTTTAACAAGAGAGCTAACTGATTTTATTACTAATCCCTTGCCAACACCCGGCTCACCAACAAGGATAACTTGCATATTAGGAAATAGGCAATTATCTTCTGCTGGTAGTCCTTTAACATCAGCATTGCCTATCCATACACGACGTTGGAGACAGGCACTAATTGTATAAATCCACCCAAACTCTATGAAATTATTTGGCGATGAAAGACCGTCAGTGTAGGCTAACCATTTTTCGTAGTTAGTCATGGTCTAAATATTAAATGTTTTAGGATAACTCCTAGAAGGATTATTAATAATATAGGTGAAAATATCACCATTCCAAATATAGTAAATTGACTATACCAATGGTTAAAGTAACTTTTTATTTCAGTTATCATACTTCTTTAAGCCCTTCTGGATTAGTTCCATCCTTCTTTGCAGGACTCCAGTTGTAGCCTGCAACTGACTCTGACTTCATACTAAACTCTGCACCATCAACTGGTGATGTAAATTTCTGGTTCATAAATTGTTTCATTATTTGTGAGCACTCTAACTCTTCCCCAACAGGACACTGAACTAGATAAGAGTCATGTGTGTTTGCTAGTAAATCCCAAGGGCGGGAATTGGTTTCAATGTATTCTTGCAGACGACTATATGCTCTATTTGTTATCTGACCAACTGTTGATTGAGGACACCAAGCGTAAAGCTCTTTCCAACTGCTTTCAAGAATGTTATAAGTTGTTATTGTATAAGGTTCACCGTGTAAATTAAAGAGCATATTGTGTTGCTCTACTTGCCTTCTCACTTGGTCATGCCATTCACGAATCTCTGGAAACAGAGAATTGTAAGTATTAACAAACTTCTCTGCATCTTCTTTACTTATTACAACCTTACCACCAGATTTCTCCAAGACATTAAGACGAAAGGTTGGTGCTGTGATACCATAATTGCCAGAATGACAGGCTTGCTTGGCAAGATAGTAATAGCGTTCAGTCAATGCCCAATTATCACTATCTTTAATGCAATGGTCTAAGTTGTGCCAATCTGGATTACTCTTTAACTTTTCTATTGGGCTGTTAATTAACTCATCTATAGAAAATCCTTCACTTAGGGCGTAACCTTTCTCTAATAATTTCTTCTTCCAAACATCATGAAAGATATGCAATGCTACAAAAACGTGCGGCTTAATGCCATTTGTAAAGAGCTTACGGAAATTACCATTCTTACACAGATAAGCAACTATTAAAGCTTCAGCTCCGCTCTGGTCGACTTGAACAAAGATTTTACCCTCATCAGGAATATACATTACTCTCATTCCCTTTTCTTTGTTCTGTAGGTTCTCACCCCAGCCTTTCTTCTTACGTTTACCATTCTTCATTACTACCCATTCAGATAGTATTGAACAAGAAGAAAGACGGAAAGTCTTAGTTCCCGAGATTTTATATGTGCAGCTACTTCTCATTGTGCTGTATCTGATTCATCTTCGTGTAAGATTATATGACCACTCCACACACCTTTTGACACTCCAATAATTGGAATAGTGGCTTCCCAATCAACTGACCCATTGTGACCTTGTTCTCCAACATATATTTTAGTAGTATTTGGAAATTCCTTTAATCGTTCTATTAAATCTTCTTTAGTTAAAGCATACATAATTATTATAGTGTTAAGGCATACTCATGTTTATTGGTTATTTTATTGTTATCATCTTTCCATGGAATAAAGTATAGCATAGATGATTCTTTGGCTATACATCTAAAGACTGAAACAAGAGTGAGCACAGGGTTGTTCTCCTTGAGTTGTAACTTAAAGATTGCTTTCTTATCAAGTGACGGTTCTTTTGTTTCTTCACTCCTTGCTACAACAGGATAGCCCAGTTCATCATGAAAGTATTTAACACATTGCTTGTTAGAATTAGGAAATGCTGACAAAGATTTCTTGCCACTCTTTCCCTTCTGTATTCGTTCTAGTGCTTCATCGCCAATAAGATAGTTAATAAGAGTGAGATACTTATTAAGAATAATATCATTGTCTGATAAAACTTTATGTCGCACAACATCAGAATACCTAATGCCCTGTAAAGTAGTAATAAGATAAGGTCTAATGCAGTCCATAGCAGCAGAAATACTAGCACCCAATCCCGGAATAGTTTTAGAATAATCATCGATTGCCTTTTTAATTAGAAACATTGTATACACATCCGTCGCACAGTATTGTAACTTCTGCATCATGTGTTCTTTAGTTGCATAAGCTCTACTGTCTGTGTCTTTGTGAAATTTTTCATTAGTCCACAATGAAGTGCAATGTCCAAGAGAGCGTTCAATATCTGGAAAGCATCTGTGCATTGCAAGCATTGTGTCATAGGTTTTGTTTATTGGTATTCTGTATTTGTATGCTAATACAAAGAAGTCAAAGGCTGCTCCGTTATGGGCTACCGTGACATTGTCTCGTAAACATATAGCCAAAGCACGAAGAATAAAATGATTAGTGCTATATGCCCAATGATAGTTGTAGTCGAGAATGGGAACTGAGTAAATACTATTACCATCAAAAGAAAAACTGAAGCAAAGTAAATTTTGTTCTTCATAATCTGTTTCTATATCGAAGTATAGATATTGTCCTTTTGTACTTGTTAGAATGTTAATCACTTCATCTGCATTAGGATTGATTTTATAAATTGGCTGTATCCTATTCCTGTTGAACTGCCCCACGTTATGTAATATGTTTTTCGCCTTCCTAGTATCTGCTTTAATCCAAAAAGCATAGTTTGCTCTTTTGGTTTTACCATGTCTCTTCCCATCACCTTCTTCCTCATCCCCTGAATCTGATACCGAATCGTCGCCAGAATAGGATTTACTGAGTGTATTAATTTCATCTTCATAATTTTTAATGTCAGCTGCCTCTTGTGCAGAGAAGGTTGGGATACATGGGACTCCTCGCCACTCATATATCCCACCCCTTACTTCTCCAAGAGTATTGTTTCTAGTTTCTGGAAGGAGAGCATGACAAGCTGCTTCACCCATCACAATGATGCATTTAGTTCCTACAAGTAACTCACTCTTATCTTCCATCAATCTAACATCTATCTGCATAGAATTAAGTTCTGGTTGCAAACAAAACTTGTTAAACATTAACCCACCATTGCCTGTCAATAAATTAACAGTATCATGCCTGCTAGGATTACTTAGAACTACCGTCAGTCCAGAGTAATTAAGTCTTGGCTTCGTTCGTAACATTTGTTATAAGTTTAATCTTTAACTCAACGTTGTATGAATTTTGAATTAAATCTAATTCTGGAAACACACCCTCTATTACAAATTCATTTATTACATTACCTAATGCTTTCTTTATAAGCGGAGCTAAATCGTATTTGTCTAGTATAATTATATGCTTAGTTGTCATAGTTTTATATCGGCATACTTTCTACATTGCTCGGTATGCCAGCGAGTTTGTTTAACTTTAATCTATATCCAATTGTGTATGAGTAATGGTTGGTTCTGCTATTCTAGTATCAAACCAAACAAAGAGACCATTCAAAACTTTTTCAAAAGCCTTGACTTCCTCTTCATCTGCAAACTCACCAGTTACATCTATTTTTATATTGGCTATCATAACCTTACAACGCCCCACTAACCCCACCATCCGCCAAACCATACAGCTTAACAATCTTCGGATAGAATGTAATCTCAGGTTTGCCAGTCTTAGGATTCTTAATTACATCCCCAACTTTTTGTCCCTTCTTCAGTTGTTCAGCAGTAGGCGATTTGGTTTTCTCTTTCACTTCAGAAGTGAGAAGAGCATGAACCAACTTACCTTTGAACACTGTCACATCAGGGTTGTTCTTATCAACACCAGTCGTATCAATCTCAAACACTTCATAGAGAGAAGGACGCTCTGGACTTGCCGACTTGAACACACGCTGTTCGTTAGTAGTTGTTTTCTCAGCATCATCAAGAGTTGCTGTGGTATAGTAGCCCGGAGTAATTTTAAGTCCAGCCACACTATAATCCACACCCGCCACATTGATTGATTCAGGAGCTACGATTTCATAGCCAAGAGTAATCATAGGATTACCACTTGATTTAGAAGGGCCGAAGCCTGCTTCAATCACACGGAGGATTGCATTGTCTTGAGGAAACATTACTGCACTATTCCATTTTTCTGCCATATGTTTTAATTGGTAGTAAGTTACCAGCTTTGTTGTTTTTGTTTGTTTGTTATCCCTGTTTACTCAACAGGAAATTGATTTAAGCAAGCGAACTCTTTGAAGAATTCTATTGCTGCATTATTATAGGCTTTAGCTGCCTCTATCTCTGTGTCAAATAATCCTAAATAAATTTGTTTCTTATAGACAGTTATTCTAGCTCTCCATTGTCCACTTGAATGTGAGGTAACTCCCTTATACTTTGAAGCAGTGTGCTTGTTCCACTTTGCTCTGTTCATCATATTTTGAGTTCTACTTGCCTCACGCAAATTATACTTTTGATTATTGCAGCAGTCTCTGTCAGCATGGTCAAACTCACAATCAAATCTATTCATTATTTGATTAGCCAATGAATAACTTACCCTTCTATTATTCACTGTTCCAAATCTTTGAATACATTCTTTTCTTAAAGACCAGTTAAATTTAGATATGCGTTCAAAGTCCTCCTCGTCTACAAGAATAACTCTGTCAGTATTTGTAAGTTTGATTTGTTTCATTGTTAATTGGTAGTAAAGATACCAGCTTAAACCAATAGTTATTTCTACTGGTAAATTATACTTCAAGTAATCTTAACAATTCCTGAAGTTGGTTATTAATTCTTGTAGAATCATTTGCTAATTTTCTGATTGATTCTTGAACAGTATAACTAATAGGTTCAGGAGGACACTCAGATTTATCACAAGAAGGCTCAACTCTTGAGACTACTTTAAGTCTTTGTGTTAAGTCTGTAACCAATAAAAAAGTAGTTTTAAGAACTTCTTCTGCATAACTAATTGCACTTGGAATAGCTAATTCTTTAGTTGTTGATTGTTCAACTTGTCCAAGTCCTTTGGAGCTGTGTAAATTATTCATATTAGTTACGAGGCAAAGGAGTTACATTACTTGCTTCTCCTGTCTCTGGTGGTGCTTGCTGTATGCCCTTAAAGATTTCTTGCACCATTGCAAGAGTTGCTTCTTTGTTTGGGACGAATACTATCTGTTGTCCTTGTTGTGGAGTTTGAAGTGCCACAACAAAGCCGTTACTAATTAGTTGTATGTTTAGGTTCATTATATTATTTACGTTGATGTTTAAGAAACGACTGATAATCAGCCTTAATGAAACGAGGAAAGTTCACCAGTGAACTGCACTTCGCATCAAAAATTGAATCACCTTCTAGTTGCCAGTAGTATATGGAGTTACGAGGAAAACTACTACACATTTCGGTGAACTCTTTACTTGTCATGCCAAAGGCCGCAAGTGTTTCAGGCTTAGGTTCACCTGTTGGTTTGTCTGCCACTAACTGACGATACCAATCTGTAAAATGATTAAGCAACTCGTCCCCAAAAGAGCCAGAAAGAAGTGGACGAATCTTACCTGTATAACTTCCATCCTTGTCCTTCTTATCAGCCTCGTGTGCAATGAAGATAACGTTGCATTGAAAAGTCTTAAAGAGTTCCATTATCTCAGCATAGTATTTTCTCTTAACAGCCCACTCTGCAAAATCATCTACCTTACCACCTTTAGTAAGGAAGGACATTTGATTATCAGCAAACCATTTGTGATAGGCATTTTGAAGAGAAGTACAACCATCAAATACAAGAGTCTGATTTGGTTGTAATTTGCGTGCTTCTTTCTCTAGCCACAAAAGAAGTTTATCTTTTAGTTGATTAGCAGTTCCACAAAACTCTGGCTTGTAAAATGGTATCTCAATAACATCACTTCTCCCAACATGAGCACCAAGTCCTCTATCTAAATTTAGAACAATAGGATTAGGGAAAGTTAGTGCAGCCCATGTCTTTCCACTACCACCATACCCTTGTATTCCAAGACGTATTTGAGGCTTATCTTTAAGTTGGTCTAAGCTCATTGAGCCGGGAGGTTTATATAGTTCGCTCATAGTTTATTTTATTTTCTTTTGTTCCTGTTTAGCAAATTTACTATAAGCAGCTAAGTCAGTATAGTTATCTTCATGATATACTCTTGCTGCTCTTTGTATCTTAAAGTGACTCATCATCAGAGAAACAAGCCATGATGGTATTGGCTTATCAAACCGCTTCCCGTAGTGTTGCTGCAATAGACCAGTCCAACACAAACCAATGTTCTCATGTGAGAGTGCAGGATTACCATACACTTTACCACGCTCTTTAATTGTCTGATTAACCTTGCTGCTCATACATCCATTTTTCAATTATTTTGAATAGTATTTCTTTCTCTATAATAGAGAATGTTGTAGCATCTTGTGGTTGTTTATTCTTAAATATTGTTGCTTCAACAAATGGTTCATTATTTATTAGTTTATACTCTAATAAAATAGAGTGGTCTTTTCTTAGTATTGTCATAGTTATTTAGCCTATTTCATTATAAGCAAGTGGATTGAATTTCTTCTGTTCAAAATCTCTCTTTAGTAGTATTTGTGAAACACTATCATCAGCAGCACAAACATTCCAAAAACTGCATTTCCCATGTCTCATTTCACAGTTGCCATTAGCTATACCTTCTTTTGGGAAATGAAGTTCTTTAACTGCTGTTGATAACCTCTTACATATTTGTTCAAGAGTCCATTCAAATAATTGCAAGTCTAATTCTTTATACTGAAATACAACACTACTTCGTATAGCATTATCATTAGCCTTAGGCTTTAGAAAGATAGCATCAATAGCCGCACCCATATTAGTTGCACCTATTTTACCTAGAATACTATCAGGATGAAGCCTACTCATTATCTTACAAGCAAGGGTGTAAATACGAAGTTGGCGGGATAGTTCATATGATTTGAAGTAATTATTGTTATCCCAACTGCTAGTTGTCTTCCAGTCTCTAATGCAATAACACCCACCCCTTATTTTACCTATTCGGTCTATTGTTCCACATAGATTAATCTTCACATAATCATCTTTAAAGTATGGCAGAGAAAATGTAATTTCAGTAGCAGGTTGCATTAATTGTTTAGCACCATTGCAGTGGGAGCATTGTTCTAATCTATAATGCTTTGTTATATTATCAATAGTTTCGTGTAAATTTCCTTCTTGAGGAGTCTTCACTTCTATCTTTAATGCACCCTGTCCTTTACATTTATAACAATTACCATTTATCATCATCACTTCAAATTCAGAATCATTCTCTATGTGACTCCATACTCCATAACAAGTTGTCAGTAAGTGTTTAGTATCTGAAAGATGGGTTGACTTCTTATCGTGAACAAGAGCAAGACCATTAAACATATCAAGAGCAGCCTTGCTTGCAATAGGATAATGCCCGCCTGATTTATACATTTCATCTATGAACTTATGAACACAAATTCCATAGCCCATTTTAATTGGCACTCCATGTTCTTTGAACCCACCAGTAGGTTGTCCATTCTCTATTGTGCCTACTGTTTTTAGGATTAGCTGTTTTATACAACCTGCTGAGCCTAGAACAGTAGAATCGATATTTATCTCAATCTTACTCATAGTTTATTTCTTCTTTTTATACTTCTCTTTCTGATAATCAAGCCCTGCTTCTTTCATCATATTAAAGAGAGCCTGTTTTTGTGGACTAATGTATTCTAATATCTTTGGGCCAGTGTTATTACTAGTTCTTTTTGGTGCTCGGTCTGGTCTTGTCACATTAAGCATTGGTTCAAACCAAGCCTTCAACTCATCATCACTCATCTTTGCCAGAGTGTCTGCATCCATCTCTAGTAATTGCTCTAATGTCATATTAAAGTGTCTTAACAATAGTAATTGAGCTAGTTGTAATTGATACAAAAATTCCTAACACACCTTCTAACTCTTTTTGAAGAGAAGCAACTGCATCCTTCCCAAGTAATAGATTATCTTTCTTAAATGGCTCATCCATATCACTTTCAAGATATTCATCCAACTCCCTACGCCACCGTGGAAGTTCAACTTTAGGTTCACTAAGACGAGGCCGCAAATTAGTCCCAGCACTAAACTCTGAACGCCAAATAATAGCAACACCACCTAACTTCATGTTCTTACTAATTTCTATTTGCTCATACCACTTATGATATGTTCCTTCTTGGTCATCCATCTGTTCAACTAGAAACCTTGCAGCCTGTGTTATTCTGGCATAGAGAGTTATCTCACTAATGTTGGTTTCTGTTGTGCAGAAAGTTTTGTAATCATATACAAGTGGTAAGTTGTCAGCTTTAGCTGCAATCATCTTATCAATGTCAGCCTTAATCCAGAGGGCATACGATGACTTATAGTAGGGATACTGTGACCGACGACCTGCACCTAATGGTTTATTATTTGCAACAAGGTTGACAATTTTGGAAGCTATTCTACCTGAGGGAAAAACAACAGTTACTGGTTTATCTTCATTCATAGTTTATTTGTAATACTTAAATTGGCGACAGTAGAAGGATTCGAACCTTCGGTAACCCTGCTAGATACATTTCACAAGGGACTCTAACCTATCCTCTGTAACGAAGGACGCAATAGTTAGATTGGCTTAAACCAGACTCGCCCATACTGTCATACATCGTGGAGATTGCCATGTTCTTTTATCGTGGTCATGTCATACCTTCACGGTAGAATCCATACCCACTATCTCAAGTTACTATTCAACTCTCGACGAAGTCAAGTTAGTTATAGTTACTAACTAAAACTATACTAATGTTACTTCTAATATTCCATGCTCCAAAGAGCAAGAAACTAGAGAGTCATTAGCTCTGCTATACCAGTGTTTGATAGAACAGAATTACCAGTTACATTTTGAACTGATTTAAGTCAAGTAGCTCACCTACTAGCCTGCCAGATTTGTAGTTCTGGTCAACACTAAAGATGAAGCGTGCGGGGATTGAGTGACCGATTTTAAGTGACACTCTCACCCGACCTTGCCACAATCTTTCAAGAGAATTACTTCCCCCGTTTGAAGCCGTGCGTCAACACTAATCACTTCATCTAAATTAAATTGGCAACTATATGATATTGAATAATCACAAAGCTCTCACTCATTTGGAGAACAGTTTCTTTCCAGAAATAGTGCCAATAAATTACTACTAACAGAACATTACCTATAAGCATTTTTCATGCCAACTTATTGGAAGTAGTATTCACATGATACAACTTACATATTGTATCAGTTACTCTAACCACTTCTTCATCACTTGAATATATTCTTCATCTGAAGAATAACAATCTCGTGGTGGAGGCGATGGCTTACATCCAGCATTAGGATTGAAATAATACATTAATACAAAACCATAGCCAATGATACCAATTAATCCAATTAGCAATATATAAATCATAATTTTCCTAATGTATCATACCTAATGATATGTCTCTGAATACTTCTAACATTCAAACTCAAATCCAAATTACCAGAACTTAATTCCTTACTATACTTCTCTAAGAACTTCTTACCTTTAGGAATTGATTCAGCTATTGGAATACAATCACACAGTCTCTCTCGCAATGGTCTAATGTCAAGTTCAAGTGTGCTTATGCGGGCATATAAGTCCTCACGAAAGATACCATCAGTAACCATCTTCTTTAAATCTCTATGAGTAGCACACACAAACTTACACTTAATCTCTTCATCAACTGTGCCACCTACTTTCCTTACAGTGTTCTCTTGCAATACTCTCAGCAACTTAGCCTGAGTATGAAGTGGAAGTTCTCCAACTTCATCAAGAAACATTATCCCTGCTTTGGCACTGACAAATAGTCCCGGTTTATCTTGAGTGCTTCCTGTATAACTACCCTTCACACTACCAAATAGTTCTGACTCAACAAGTTCAGAAGGAAGTGCCGCAACATTGACAGCTTTAATTGGCTCACCTTTTCTATCACCTATCATTGACTTTGCTATCAATTCTTTACCAGTTCCTGTTGCACCATATATTAGAACTGGATAGTTAGTCTTAGCTATTAATCTCGCATCCTCTTTCATTTGGAGAGTGAGAGGGTCTTGAGTGATAAACTGACGAAGATACATTTCACCTTGAGTAAGGGCATCTTTCAACTTACCATCTTCAATAAAGTATGGAAGTTTCCATTGCTCTATTTTAGATTGAACTGCATCTATCATTATACCTTCAACATCAGTAGCTAACATTGCTTCTAATGTCTCACGACGAGGTGCTGTTGGGAGGTCGGGGCGGATTTGAGGTTGTGGGATGTTCATAGTTTAATCTTCAGTTACTTTACTGTCAACTTTGCAAACAATAACCCAATCTTGTGTTGGCTTAAATTTCTTTGCAATCATCAGTGTTTCAAGTGCTTCTTCCATTGATACACATACTTGTCCAAACTCTTCTACTGTCATGCCACCTTCATTGTCAATAAACTCTTTGATATAAAAGGTTACTAAATGACTTGATTTAATTTCCATTTTCATAGTTTTAATTTTTACTAAATATCTTACTCTGCCATGTTTTCCAAAGTGATAATGCTTTCTCTCCACAATAACTAAGCCTATGATTAGCACTAAATTGTAGTCGAAGAACAGGAGTCCATACATCAATAATGTTCTTCTCTCTTGCTACCTCAAGCAATGGTCTGCCACTTGGCCATGGTATCTCAGCTTCTGTTACTGGACTATTATGCACAGTAATTGCTTTCGGTTTCTTCTGCCTTATATCACCCCATTGGTTTCTATAATGAATTGATGCCCATTGACACTTGTTGAGGTCACAGACAAATTGGTTATTATTCATCGTTCACCACCATGTTTGTCTATGAACTTGTCTATATCACTCCCACATTTTTCAATAGATTCATCTCTTGCTTCATCGGCTTTTCTTTCTTGCCATTCTTCATAAGCCTCAGCTCGTTCAGCAGACATATCTATTACTCCTGTGCCATCACAATTCTCACACTTAGTCTTGTCACAGTGTTCTTTGCACTTTAAGCATATCTCTGTATCAACATCCATTTCAGCACCACAACAATTTGATTCTGGAAATGTTCCTTCTCCATCACATTTAGGACAATCATCTGCTTCATTATCTGGTGGAAGTTGTGCATCATATTGTGCTTGTGCTCTTGCCATTCCATTGTCATTATTCATAGTTTTCAGTTGCTATTGTTTCATTGTTATACGATTCACTACATACAAATACATTACGATGTTTTCTTGGATTAGGTTTGATATACAATCCAGTAAAGATATATTTTCTTTTCTTACTTATTCGTCGCTTTCTTCTGTTGCCACAATAAGCAGCATAGATAGCATCTTCCTCTTTTCTGAAACCTATACGCTTATTTTTCTTATAATCCCATGTCCATCTTGATTTAAGATAACAAGTGAACACTGTAAAGTATTCCATGCTAAAACCCCTCCTGTCTAAAACCCACAAAGATTGGTGAGCGTAGTTTGTTCTTCATGCCATGTGGTTTATGTTTAACTACTATCTGTTTCTCAAAGTAACAATCCCTGTTATCCCAAATTTCTTTTCTTAGTTTATCAGTAAGCCCAACACCTGTTCCAACATCAATCCTATCACCATTAGGAAGTTCACAGAGAAAGCTACCAAGAGTATTCTTTCCCACACTACCAGCAATAGTTCTACGACGAGCCATCATGCCTACTGGTGAACGTTTCTCTGGATTGCTATTGAGCATCTGTTCTGTGAAGCCTATAATCTTTACTTCTGTCCGCAAGTATCTTGAGAGTTTAACTAAGTATTGTTCTCTGAGTGTAGAACGGCCTTGTTTGTAAGGTGAGTTAGGAAGTCTGAAACATAGCCCTTCTCCATCCTGTGTTTCAAAGCGCAAGAAATGCTCAAAAAGCTCTTGGGCATTATTAATTATAGATGTTGCTTCACAAAATATTCCTTTCATTTCAGTATGAACACACCAGTCATATGCTTGATTATAACGCAACCTATAACCAACTCTATCATCCACCCAATCCAACACATGAAACTGAATGAGGTCACTATCCTTATGCTCTCTGCTCATCACTATACTTTCAATCTCATCATACTGCAACTCAGGATTCCACAACTCCATATCAAAGTATGCAGGTATCTTCTCTCCACGCTTTTGGATTGAGAGATTAGGAATACGTTTAAGAGTTCGTGATGCTAGTTCACCTAACTTAATACACCTTATACCATCCTTCTTTAGAGTTGCCAAGACAGGATAACGAAGATGCTTCATAGCATCAAGAATGTTGCAATCTGTATGCTCTACATTACTTGGAAGTAGAGAGGCAGCGAGCATGGGTTTTGTGAAGGTCATTTCTTACTCCTCCATGAGCTAGCAAGCATAACTCCCAGAATTAAATACCAACCTGATAAATGTCTCCATTCATAAAGATAAACAGAACCACCAATACAGAATATATACCATATAAGTTCACATAAATATTTCATAGTTTATTATTCTTCCTCTCCAGACTCATCTATTATTCCACTCTCATCATCTTTTTTACCCTCAGTGGATGCTAATAGCTCAGTCATTGTTTTTGCTTTCTTGTTTGGGTTATTACCATACATGATAATATCCTGCCATGATTCATGTTGCTTTACTACACTACTTATACATGAAAGTTTCTTTGAGACAATATATCCTATATCAACTTCTATTGTGCCAGCATAGCAAATGATATATTGTTCTGTCTCGCTAAGAGAAGTAAGTCTTGGACACCTGCCAACACCCTGCACCAGCTCAATAGCATTGTAAGTGAGTGCTACAAAATTTCTTCTAGGGCGAACTGGTACTTTAGGAATGTCCTCTTCTACAACATAACCACTTGGTTTTCTTCTGCATTTGAACTCAGTAAACTCATCAGAATGATGAAGAGATAATCCAACACCACCAGCACGGAAAGTATAGATACAAAATAGTGATTTCCCACTTTGAAATCTATCTATCTCTCGTTGCCTATCATCCATTGATTGAAGTCCAAGTCTAAGATGCTCAGGCAAATCTAGTATTTCTCTATCTTCAACCTCTTCTAAATCCATATCCCTAATCATCTCTTCTGCTGAAGAGCCAAGTGCCTTCATCTTATCATCAAGAGCCTTAATCTTCTTCTTAGTCTTTTGTTTCTCTGTAAGTTGTGTTTGACCACCTCCCCAAACAAGAGATATATCATTCCTAGTCCATCCATGCACATCAATTAGTTCTTGAACAATCTTAATTATTGTTCCCTTAAACTTAACAGCAGCACAGGCAGCTTTACCATCTTTTCTTACAGCATCATTCATCATTTTGGCAAAGCCCGGAGCATGGCATATTTCAGCAGCCATTTGTTGTTTTAACAGAATAGTGAAAATGAAATTACCACTAGCAACTCCACCTTCAATCTCTGCTTCCATCTTTGCTTTCTCTTTGAGAAAACGTTCCCATGCTGTTTCATAGAAAATTCTTTTCTCCTCATCTTCAAATGGAATTACTTTAACTTCATTCTTAGCTTGAAATTGTGGTTTAACTCCTCTTACTCTTACAATCCAAGGTTCTAAGTCTTTCATCAAGCGTTCAATGGCAGCTTGATTATAGTCTTTAGGGTCTGCTGGTGCTGCTATTTGAGCTGCATAAGTAGGCCAGTTATCGTTAGTGAGAACAGTGCCAACAGGAAAACCAAGATGGTGTAAGGGTCTATGAGTGCTGACAGCAAAGGCTTGTGCTTCAGATACTCTAGTGAAAGGGGTAGCACTAATGCTAACAAGACAAGCGTTATTAGGGATATTATTATAAGCATAAATTATTTTAGTTTGAGTTGAACCAGAATTTTTAGCACCTTGAGATTCATCAAAAAGAACAACACATGGTTGTATATTACGCTTCCACTTCCAATCATCTACTTCTTCACCACCCTGCATCTTCACTTCATTCTTTACCCAAAACTCACCAGCACCTGAACGTAGTTGTTCAATGTTAATTACTTCAACATCAACATTGGCTTGAATGTCATAGCCTGTTTTGAACACTCTGGAAATTTGTGGTAAGATGGTAGTCTTACCAATATAGAGATATGGTATATGAGAAAAGGTTTTCATGTGTTCATAGTTATCATCAAGCAACCTTCTCACCAATCCTGCTAACATATAACTCTTACCAGTCCCTGTGCCAGAAAGAAGAAGAACACCTGTCTTACGTTCCTTAACTATTTTGTCATAGAGCTCTTTGATTGCTTTCTTTTGAAACCAGAAGTGGTTGGCTTTTTCTTTTGGTGAAGGGTGGAGTCCGTAGTCATTGGAGGAGTTGAAGCCTTCTTGTTCTTTAACTTCTGATACTGTATCACTGACTTCTGCAATGCCTTGCTGGCTTGTGGATACAGGTTGTACCACAATGTTACCATCTGTCTTGCTCTCCGTTTTGTTATCTTTGGCTGATTCTCTAGAAATAGGTATTTCCTTTTTAGATAATTGTGCAGGCTCATTTAATTTCCTTTCAAGGTCATCTTCTAAGCCCTTAAGATAAGCATTAAGTTCTTGAAAGCTGACAGGTTTATCTTTCTTTTCTCCCATTTCTCCACTGTTAATAGAGAAGTCATCAAAGCCTAGTTTCTTATAAATCAATCCCCAAGTTCGGGCATTGTTAAAAGACCAAGCACTTCTAGCAGCAGCACAGAGATTACTTAATCCTTTCTTTTGCTTCTGCTTTAGTTTTTCTTCGGGTGTCATAACTTATTCATAGTTGTAATCTTGGGTCGTGTCTATTAGCTACTATACCACCTAAATCAATACTCTTTGGAAGTTCCCAAGGCTCGATAGAGTCATTACTGTGGTAATTCATAATTGAAAAATGCTCTCTTACAAGACGAGCTAAGCGAAATTCTTCTAATGATTGGGAAGAATTTGCTTTTTCATATTTATATAACTTTACTCTCCCATTTGTTGCCATAGCATTATTCTTCCATTACTCCACAAGGAAGCCATGTTTTGCCGTGGTCGAGGGAGTGTTCTAGTCTTTGAAGCATCTATCATAGCTTTCACTACTTCAATATGTTTAAGACAATTTTTGCTTTTTCTTTTGCTTGATTTATGTTCATAGTTGTTCTTTCTTTATTATTAATTTAGTTATATCAACCCCTAGCATCTTCATACTAGCGAGTTTATTACCTTTCACAAGTGCATAACTCTTAGCTTCTGCAACTTCATCATTATCAACACCTGTAAATTCTTTGTAGTATTTCTTCACCAACCTAATGTTCTTAGCAAGTGCCTCTCTTTCAAATCTATCATTCTCACTAGTAATTTTGCGCTTGTGATAATTCTGTTCACTATCATACCAATCACTGTAAATCCAAAGTCGGGGGTGTGATAGAGTTGTTTCTTTATAGTCTATGAAGCGGTCTATTTCAGCATAGAGAGTTCTTTGGATTTTGTATTGGGTTTCTAACTTGAACTCTTTAATGCACCACTCAACTACGTCAGCAATTACAGGCTCAAGGGGGACGTAGTATCGTCTATCTTCACCAAAGAGTTGGTTGATTAGAGAGTCGAATGGAATGGTTACTAGAATTTCTTTTTTCATACAAGATATTCTATTGCAACATCAGTAATAATGTTATCAGGCATATTACTGTATTTGTGAAAGATGTGTTCAGCATAACCAATGCGCTTATATGCTGTTGCTTTGTAATTACCATTACGCCATGTAATTCTAACGATAGCTTTAGCCCAGTATTGTTTCATCAATATTTCAAGAGGTAGTCTTAATTGTTTGGCAGTTGGTTCTTTAATCATAGTTTAGTAGTTTTATTGTTTATCACCTAAATGCAATGTGCCTCTAACCTATTGCTAGAATTAGAGGCACACTGACTTTAACTGACTAACACTAACTTACGCCACAACTTCTTTCGCCTTACGAGCAGCAACAATCTTATCATACTTCTCAGTAATTGCAGCTTTCTTAGCACGCAACGGCTTGAGATGAGTGACAGTGTTGGCAGTCATTTCAGCATACAACTGTTGAACACGTGGGTCATCAAGAGGCGCACCATCATCCACAAGGGAAGTGAGTTGGTCACCCAACTTAACATTAACATCAGTCCATGATGCAATTTCATCATCAATACCACCAAGTGTCTCACGACCAGCGGTGAAGTCGGCTGCATCTTCATTCCATGCAGTCCAATTCATTTCACCAGTCTCACTATTGAAATGCTTAATAGCAAGTTCAATAAAGATGAGACGAGTATACTTATTAACTGATTCAAGAATATCTCCGAACCATGTCCGAACAGAGGGGTCTTTATCAATCTGTTCAAACGTAACATATGGATAGAAGAAATCCATATTTGGAAACGTCTTGTGATTCTTACTAGTTGTTCCTTTCGTAAATGCAAAGTCCACATTATTACGAGTCACTACTGGGGCTTTAACTTCATTACTCATTTGTTTTCTTTCTTTTTGTTTGTTTATGTTTCTATGTTCAGAGATAGTTCATCAATTGATTGAACCATCACTAAAGTTTCTTTGACCTTAACACATATACTCTAGCATTTATCATGCCAAAGTTATTATTAGTAGTAATTGTTGTTCAAAGGTTATTTAATTATATCATCTTCAACTTTACCAGTTCCATTGCACTGGTCACATTCTATTTCTTCACAGTGTTCTTTGCAATCTGTGCAAATGCCCATATCTTCATAGATAGGTGCATCACAACAATTAGAGTGGCCTGATTCATCCAATCCAGTTCCATTACAGTGAGGGCAGTCTTTCATAGTAGTTTATTCAACCCATTTTCCAGTTGCACGAAGGAGAGCTTCGGAGAGTTGGGTGGCGGTAGCAGTAAGTAACCAAACTTCAAATTCTGAATAAGGTGTGACATCTGAACACTGTTCGTGATACCAGATACTCCACAGATACTTGCGAATCTTGTCTTTAACTCCTGCTGGCTGCTTCTCAATCACCGGCACAATGGCGTCGCGGGAGGTGAGGTAACTAAGACATCTAAAGTCATTTGTTTCTAATTTTCCATTAGAGTCTTTGCGATGTATCCACTGATAACCAGAAGCTTCAGTTTCAATAGTCCACCCATCCAACTCCGCGATTGCTTTGATTTGTAGTGAGGGGTTCATGGTTCAAATATGTAGGGTTTGTAATTATCGTTAAAAGCTCTGAAATAATCAGGGCTACTATTACCACTAAAACGCTTGTTCAAATCTTCTGCAATTATACCAGCGTAATAATCAGAAACATTTTCAGCTATAAGTTGTTCGCTGATATACTCCCTATTAAAATTATCCACTTTTATTATTTTCACTTCATTTCCTCCGTTAGTTTGTTAAATTTGGTGACGGCTTCAGTATTTCTTTCAAAAACCTTGCTATAGGGCGATTCGTGGTTCTGTAATGCCGAATCTGTAATTGACAATTGTTTTGCCAACTCCTCGCCAGCGGATTTGAGGGTGGTGAGTTGGTCTTGTGCCTTTAGCTTCATTCTTACCACATCGTGCTTTACTTGTTTTTCATGTTCTAACTGTTCCCTCAACTCCTGATTCTCTAGTTTAAGCTGATTAAATTGCTCTCGCAGTTTTATATCATCGTTTGTCTGATTATCATATAAATCTTTAGCAAATTCTATTTGCTTTTCTAACTCCTGCACCTCTAGTTCGAGGGTGCGGGTGAAGTCAGAGGGAACAACATAATTATATGGTATTGGACAATACTCCTTTGCATCCGTCTTCGGTGTTTGGGATTGGGGTTGTGTGTTCATAGTATCTCAATGTGCCAATCATGAGCAGCCGCGACATAACGCGCTTTGTCAAGTCCATGTGCATTTAATGCACTTAAATCTTCATTCATAACGTGCTGCATTAAAAACTTGTCTGCTTCTGTAAGCGGAAAGTAAAGTTTGTTTTCTTCTTGGTATTTAAGTTGTATGTTCATACTTCAGGCAATGTTGTTCTATTTTCGGCGTCGTTAAGAATGGCTCTATACATTATTTGTCCTTCGTGTTGTCTTCCACCTTCGTATAAGACTTTCTTTCCTTTCTCCGCCGCAAACCTCTCGCCAGCTTTGAAGGAGTCGAGTTCGTGTTGCTTAATGATTGGCGTGACTCTCTCAAGAAATTCTTTAGCGTCAACAATGCCGACATCTAAATAAAGAATGGCTACTATTTCTTCCGCTGTTTTCATAACTTCAAAACCCTTTCTGCTTGGGTGATTGCTTGTCTAAACGCTTCCATGACATTTCTATCTGATGGATGAGTTGCTAACACTTCTACTTGCTTCCCTGTTCTAGCAATGCTCTCCAACGCCTCTTTCCATTGGTTTGCGATGTCGGTGCGGGTGTAGGAGGTGTCGTGAACATCACCTGGACTGGTTTGAAACTTACCGTTGAAATCACTTACTATATATAAGAAAGCAAATATCTCCCTCGGCATTTGTGTTTCGTTTGGCATAGTGGTTGGTGGTTAATCTTCGTTACCTCTTGTTAATCCCCAAGTAACTCCTATCAGTCCAATTGCTATTACAAGGACTATAATTATCCCGACTACAAGTCCCAAATCATGTTGTGGGATATAACAAACCCATGCAACTAAGTTGGCAACTATTAACCATAACAATATAAATCTTTTAAAGTGTTTCATTTTCTTTTTCTCTTTGTGGGTTGTGGGCGTTTAATTTTTGCTGTTTTATTTTCAATTATTGAGTGATAACAGTTACAAAAATCACACCATTGTTTTCTAGGATAATTTGATTTCACTTCTTAATCCTTTTCTTTTTAGTCGGGCGTTTAGTGCCACAGATTGGGCAGAACTTAAAGTTATTTGGAACAAATGCTGTTCCTAACTTAAAAGATTCACCTTTGAACATCCATTTTTTCCAAATAGATGAAAAATAAATATGTTTGCACCAAGTTTTCATACCTTAATCCTTGCTTCCTTTGTTGCCGGACTCGCGCCACAGCCCGCGTGCTGGCGAATGAATCCCATCCAGTCGCCGGTCACTTCTATTTTTGCACCACAGCAGCATTGCAGTATCAACGGAGTTGTTTTTAACTCATGGATGTGCGGGAACTCGTGGTCAGGAATACCGTCCGAATAACAAGGTGGCATTGATAAATTAGTCACAACCCACTCTCCTTCATCGCGGTTGCGCGGGTGATGTAGGGTGCTAAAATTATCAATCTCACGACTCCAAAGTAACCTGCCAGCTTGCGATAATAAGAATCGAACTGCTCATCCGTCATCTTCTCCTCAATCCAAAGAGCGATTTGTTGCCATTCGGTTTCGAGGATTTCATTTTGAAGTGTATTGTCTTTCCAGTAAAAATAAGGTTCTTGTTCAATATCACCTTCCATATTAAATGGAACATAAACAATTTTATCCGGCAACTGTTCCGCGAAATAGAGTTGAGCTTCGTGTTGGGTTAGCATAAATTGAGGTTCCATTGCTTATTTAATTCAATTCTAATTTCTTCAAGATTGCTAAACTTAAATTTACAGCAAATCATCCACACATTGATTGCTTCTTTTGAAGCGATTCTACCAATAATTTCAGTATATGTCATAATGTTATGTAGGTTTGAAAGAACCAACTCTAGTGCCACCACTATACAATACTTTATCTCTCTTAATAGCAGCTTCTTTCCTTGCTCTGTTGCTGTTAGATGGATATTGTTGGTCTTTCTTTGTAAGTTTTGATTTGAATGTGAGTGTTTGTTTAGTCATAGTTTATTGCTATTTATGGATTATATTACAAAATCATTTGGTCGTTCAATAAGCAATACATACTCAGTAATTGGAGAGTGTATAACTTCATATTGAGGCTCATAAAATTCATGAAATTCTCTAACTATTTTATTGTGTAATTTTGCCTTATTTTGCCACACATTTGCCGGTGCAAATGGTTGAAAAGGTTCATCATCCGTCATTTGGTCACTAAAGTCAATTTTTATCATAGATTATTACTGTTTGATTTGTTTTGATTCCAAATTGTTTTGCTTCTTTTAGTGACGACATAAATATATCAAATCTATGAGTGCCATCATATCTACGATTCATTTTATCTTCTGCATAGTAAATAGTGCCATTAAACACAATCTTACTTCCTAATGGAATACTACTTCTATCACCAATAGCAACAGTATGATTAGCTGTTGGATAGTGTTTATTATCAGCACACTTGTTCGTGCTACTTGAGGCTATGCAATAAGCTGTGATAATACAGTTAGTGAGTGTAATCATACAGCATGAGTAAAGTGAGCAGGATGCTTAATCCCTTGTGAAGCTATACACTGTGAAATTGTTGGTCTTGCTTGACTTGTTAATCGTAAGTGAACAGGATTAAGTGCTTCTAATTGGTGTGGTGAGTAGAAGGATATTTTCTTCCCTTTTATTTCTATTACTGTTGGAGTAAGGTCTCGAGGTTTATTCATAGTTTCTTTTCTTGTTAAATTTAATTGACAGGTTAGCTAGTGAGGCTATTCGACAACGTGAGAGAACTACTCTCGGCAATCACGCCATGAGTTGCTTATTATTAATACCTATCAAATTGGTGAGCGCGGCAGGATTTGAACCTGCAACCACGAGATTTGGATTTTTCATTTCTGAAAGTTGTCCAGCACTATCTGCTCTCATTTAAGAGTTCGCCTCTGGTCTATTGTGCGTCAGCGTCTTTACATTCCGCCACGCGCTCATAAATTGAATAGTGACAAGTGCAACTACTTATATTTCATTGGCATACAGTCAATTTAATTTGAACGGTAGAGTTGCCACTTCAAATCAAATCCTACAGATAAGTAATCTACACACTCTGTAGTTATCCTGTTAAACCTTGTCACTAACTAGCACAATCATTCGGTTGGATAATCAGCCACGCCAAGTTGGTGATGGCTAAAGATTATTGTTTGATTGTGCTAGTTAATGCACAGTAAGTGTTGAACTGCTACTGTGATTCAGTTTGATATATCTTATAGTTTGTAATCATCATTCATTGCATCACAGACTTTTTGTGCGTTGGTTCGCAATGAAAAATGATATTTTTGTTTCATCCATTTCAGTTTATCTGTGATAATATAATAATCTTTAGCATATAAATCCACTGTCTCTTTTTGGTGGAATTTTCTAACCTTGAATCGTCTTGTTTTCATAGTTTATTTGTTCGATACAACTTGCATACAAGCAAGTTTCATGCCACTTTCTAATTAGTGGTAATTAGTATACCTGCCCTTTATGTTTCTTCTTCACTGAAATTAGAGTTAGGAGTGCCTTGTGAGAAAGAGTTGTTCTAGTGGCACAAGAGCACGACCTTGTGGTCTTTGCCTTTTGACACTAAATCTGCTAGTGATTTTCTTTGTTGGTCTAAAGGCATATCGTTTAGCGCGAGTATAGCCTAGTAAGCGTTGGAATTCGTTGTTTGTCATAAATTTAATTATATTGCATAATCAACAACTATTCTTACACAAGATGGATAGCGGCGTTGATACTCTTTCAATATTTGAATATCTATTTTGTAGATATATTGAAATTCTATTGTGCAAATTTGAAATCCTTTAGCTGTGTATAATGATAGTTTTGTCATAACACTAACTAGCTAATGAGGACTGGAATGGATAGTCATGGTGAGAATCAACTAGCTAGTGTTAGGACACTACAATCATATATCTACAAACAGAGATAAATCTAGTAACTATTACTGCTTTGCCGATTACTAGAATACATTCACTAGAAATCCTATATCTCTAGTGTGCGTCAATCCTTACGTTATATCATTTTCGCACTCTGTTTCTTTAGGAAGTTTCATTACTCATTAGACTGTTATCTTGTGAAGGATACTTTTCGTATTTCTACAATATGTATCAATCTATCTGGACACAAGTTTGCTCTAGCTGAAACTTAATCCGCACTAGATGATGTTCTAGTGACTAACTAACCAGTGGCGAAGTCTTGAAGTCATTCTATTCTAGTTTAGTATCATTTGAAGGATTAAATGAATAAATCAATTCAATCTTTGAAGTGTTCACAATCTAGTGAACTGGATTTAACTAGCTTCAAGTGTGTGCATCCTCTGTCTTATACAATTATACATTGAAACATTGTAGTCTCAATCTATTTTAGCATTAGACTATCCTAGTGCAATCCATCGCTTGTTATTTGTCATGGAAAATAAAAATGGACGTTAGGTTCAACATATTTCAGTTGTCACCTAACGTCCAGCGGAACGCGCAAACTATTACACTTTCAAGTCGTCAATCCACTTTTCCAGCTCATCCGTCAAGCGGAACTTGCTGAAACCGTAACTAACGTGATTAACTCCGGCATCACTAATCCATTGCAAAGCGCGAACGATTGCCAAGGGGTTTGTCAAAGTAATCCCCTTTGCTTTGCTGGCGTCGGCAATGGTAACTTTACCATCCTTGTTACCCTTGCCAATTTTGATACTGGCGGTTGCATTGCGGAAAGCTGCCCCTGCATCACTTCCAGCTTGCTTGGCAATCTTCTCTGCTTTTGCAGATTCAATCCCAAACCGTTCAATGCAACCCTTGTAGATACGCTCCATTTCGGAACTATATCGGCCATTGCCAAAGTCGACCTTTGTGCTTGATTGTGTTTCGTTTGCGGGTTTTTCGAGTATAGTTGTCATATGTTTCGAGTCACTAGCAACCGTTTTCAGAACGGCAACCGTTCACAGGCACAACTGTTGCGCCCATAAATCTATGTATGATTTGACAACTAACTGTGCTATCGCGCTGCATGATTTGTATTGGATTACATACCATATGCAGTTCGACCCGCGCTATAAAGAACTTGCTCGCCATGTATGCGAGCGAGAGTAGTATAGCACACCCTATGCCAAGCAGTTAAATCACACTTAACTTGTTGAATGATAACAACTTAACCCTATTTGCAACTTAATGCCAATCGCGCAAACTTTGCACACTTTAAACACTAGTAAATGACATAACTAACTGATTATTAGCAACTTATAACTGTGCAAACTTTGCACACCCTATGCAATTTTTGCGCGCCTTATTTATGGACATTACTAGCATTTATCATGCCACTTCAAATCACGACTACTTTAGTCGTATATCATAGCTTGTGTCACCTTGTCTCAAGAGCACTTCTCGTTCCACTGTTCTACAGTGTGTCAAATTGCTATGATAACACGCCATGATAAAATAAGTCCAATATGTTTTAATACAACTTGATAACGATAAACAACGCAGTTTTGAAAAAAGTTCAACTCGTTTCGGTCAGCTTTATCCTTGTTTTATCAGTTAATATATCTATA